GGCGGAGTTAGGCAGGAGAGAAGAGGGGAAGAGCCCTCAGATTCCGAGTCTTACAACCGAGGAATTGAGGGGCCACCTGCACGAATCCAAGGGGAAAGAACTTCCTAAGAAAGTGAGGAAATAATGGCAACAAAGAAAGATCCTAGTTGGACAGATAAACTCTATGGGGGAGTAAATAAACCTAAGAGTGCGCTACAGCAACAGGTAGACGAGATGGAATCGACACAGCCTAAAACACGGGTAAAGCCTGAACCTGCTCCACCTAAGAAAGGCAAATAATGCCTGACGCGACTCCAGTAAGTTTATCTCAGATAATACTGGACTCGATTACAGATTTCCCAAGGTATGCACGAGAGTACCTGAAGATCCAGACAAAGAAGGGTTCTCTCGTCGCCTTGGAGCTGAATGAAGTCCAGCAGTTACTAGAAGACATAATCGCCGATATCCGTAGGAAAGGCAGATTGATACGTATGGTTATCCTAAAAGCCAGACGTAAAGGTGTGTCTACGTGGGTATCAGGACGGTTCTATCATAAGACTACCACCAATGCTAATCGGTATTCGATGATAGTAACCCATGAACCTGAAGCAACCGACTTTGTTTTTAAGATGCACAAAAGATTTCAGGAGCATGTACCAGAGTTCTTACGCCCGCAGGAACGATATAACAACCGCAAAGTTCTTGAGTTTAATGATGACATAGGTCGCGGTCTAGACTCTGCTATCAGAGTGGGCACAGCGGGCAAAGAAGACTTTGGATCTGCACAGCTTATTCACTACCTACATCTTTCCGAGCTAGCAAAATATCCAAAGCATGTCTGCACCAATCTTCTTCTTTCTTTATTACAGTGTGTACCAGAATCCCCAGACTCAGAAATCCTTATCGAATCTACTGCTAAGGGTGTTGGCGGGGAGTTCTACGATAGATATTTTTCCAGTAGGTACAAGTACATTATGTACTTAGGTGAGGATGGTAAGCCAACTTTTAGAGAGGAAACCAATGAACAAGCCGATCCGGAAAACGATTATACAAGTATTTTTATACCTTGGTTTGTTTTTGCTGAATATCAAATGGATGTGCGCCCAGGCTTTGCACGCACTCCAGAAGAAGAAACGCTAGCTAAAGCGCATGGTCTGACAGACCGCCAACTGCAATGGCGTAGATGGACTATCGCCAATAAATGCGATAGCAAGATAGAACTCTTTAATCAGGAATATCCCGCTACAGATCTGGAAGCTTTTCTCTCAGCAAGTGATAATATCTTCGATTTGTACAAACTAGATGCACTAAAGAAGATTGCTCTTCCCCCAAGTCAACGCTATGATGTCCAGATGGTTACCGGTAATATCCTAGCTAACTCAGAAAAAGGCCTTCTCCGAGTATGGGAGGAGCCAAAAGCTGGATTCAAATATGTAATAGCCGCTGACGTAGCGGAAGGTTTAGACCATGGTGACTTTTCAAGTGCTGATATAATCAACGTTCTTACTGGAAAACAAGTCGCTCAATGGCACGGTAAAATAGATCCAGATCAATTTGGATTTATACTTGCATGTCTGGGTCTACGTTATAATAAAGCATTAATTGCGGTGGAAAGAAATAACCATGGACTGACTACGCTCGAGGCCTTGACCAGATTTAATTATTCAAACTTGTACGCAGAGACTATTGTTGAGCCCCCGCATCGCCCTAGAAAGCGGTATGGGTGGTTAACTACCAAGAAGAACAAACCTATGATAATTGATCATCTGATCGGGGAACTACGGGACAATATCCATGGTATTAATTGTAAAGATACCTTTGATGAAATGATGACCTTTAAGCAGTACGAAGACGGCAGTATGGGCGCCGAACAGGGTAGATGTGATGACCGGGTAATTAGTATAGCGATCGGTAAATATATCGCCGATCTGGAATCCAGTAAGTTGAGAAAATCCCCCGGTTTAAGTTATAATAAATCACCAGTTGCACGTCAAGCTCCGGCTGTTTCACCCAAGGCGTGGACATAGTAAAGGAGAAAAGATGGGAATAATTCCAATCCTTAACAATCAGCAACTCGATCAAATGGAAGCTGCTAATGCTCCGGTGCAACCTACACCTGAAGCCCCAAAAATGAGTGGGCTCGCTGCCTATGTTCGTACCTGTTGGTCAAAGGCGTACGACCACAAAACCTCAGTACAGACACAACTCCTCAAAAATCTACGGGTTTTTAATCAAGAGTACCCACCTGAAGATTTAGCGGCCATACGAAGTCTCGGCGGTAGTGAGCAATTTCTCTCACTTATCGGGACAAAATGTATAGCAGCTATTGCATGGTTAGATGATACCTTTGACCAGCCCAGTGGCACACCGTGGGACATAGAACCTACACCTGTACCTACACTTCCGATGGAGACTGAGGAACAGATCCGTACCATGGTGGTTCAGGAAGCTCTTCAGATAATCACAGCCTATTCTCAGGTTACTGGACAAGATCCTAATTTTCTCTTCCAACAGATGATGCCGGATATTCGGAAGAGAGTGCGTAGTAAGATTAAAGATAAAGCCAAGGAAGGAATAGATGAGTTGAAAGTTATTATGGATGATCAACTCACCGAAGGTGGTTGGTATCAAGCGTTCAAACAGTGCCTATTTGATATAGTTGTTTACAAGGCAGCCATCCTTAAAGGCCCAATCTTTAGAAAGAAAAGACAATTCAAAAGAGTAGAGAATGAGTTTAGTGGAGGCTTTACTAATGAGATAGACGATGTAGTTATACCGATGTTTGAACGGCGCAGTCCGTTTAACATCTATCCATCTCCGGATAGTACCACTACACAAGATTCCTATCTCTGTGACTTAGATCATTTGACATTAAAATCCCTACATCAGCTGATTGGTGTAGATGGGTTCAATGAAACCGCTATTCGTAGTATTCTGGCCCAGTATCAAGCAGGAGGTTTGCGTGAATGGGCAACGATGAATACGGAACAGTTGAGGTTGGAAGCAGGAGGACAGAAGAGTACATTCGATACTGACAAGGTTGATGTTGTCGAGTATTGGGGTGATGTTCCCGGGGAATTACTTATCGCTGAGGGCCTGTCACCAGAAGAGGTACAAGATCCACAAAAGCGTTACGATGTCTGTGTATGGTTGATTGGCAATGAAATCATCAAAGCCATGCTCAACCCTAATCCTATGGGCATGAAACCTTACTCGGTTAAGAGTTATGTAACTCTGCCTGGCTCATTCTGGGGACGCGGACTTCCCGAGTTAATCGTTGATCTCCAGCAAATTTGCAATGCATTAACGCGTGCGCTTGTTAATAATGCAGCTCTAAGCTCCGGCCCAATCATTGAAGTAGACTCAGAACGGGCTCCCGGTGCTACTACTAGTTTGTATCCCTGGAAGCACATCGAGTCTACGGATAAGCAAATGTCTGGCAGTGCGGCTGTTAGATTCTACCAGCCACAGTCTACTGCGGCCACCTTGTCCAAAGTACTAGAGTTCTTTATTCAGTTGGCTGACCAGTATTCAGTGCCTAGTTATGCACATGGGGATGTCAATGTTGGCGGTAGTGGTCAGACGGCAAGTGGGTTAAGTATGTTGATGGCATCAGCAAATAGAGTTGTAAAGAAGGTCGTTAAGAACGCGGATGATATGATCAGGCAGTCTCTTGAGATGTTATTCTATTACAATGTCTATTACAATGCTCAGTCATTAGGTTTTGTAGGAGACATTAATATTGTAGCCAAAGGTGTAAACTCCATGCTACAAGCAGAACAACAGGCTGTACGCAGAACGGAGTTCTTAGCTTCAACCAACAATGAAATAGACTTTGGTATTATGGGTGCTCAGGGCAGAAGGGAACTACTGAGAGAAGTAGCGTCAGGAATCGACATAGATAATCTCTCTAAGGTGTTCCCAGAGATAGACCAGATTGATGGTCTACGAACTGAGTTAGAACAGATTATGCAACAGCAACAGGAACAGGCAATGGCGCTAGCCCAACAGCAAGTAGAGAAAGATAATAAGTTTGAGCTGGAAGAACATAAAGCCTCATTAAAGACTGGGGCTGCACCAGCGAAGAAGGCGAAAACCTTAACTGCATCAGGTGCACAGGCCGGCGGGCCAGATCGTAGTACGTCCCAAAAGGCCAATGAACCTAAGAGGACATAATGGATGAAGTAAAACTTCAGAGGGCGATTATAACGCTCAGTGGGGTTTTCCCTGCTGAGATATCCTTAGTAAAGGAGTGGCTCGAGTCTTATAAGACAGACGCTATCCGGGGGGCGCTCGCTCATAAAGAAGATAGTATGACGATGCGTTTCCTTGGGCGGTATTCCGCAGTTGAAGACATCCTTAATTATATGGAGAAGGCGGTTAAAAACACATGAGCTATGCCAATTTAGAAAGTATTATCGGGGTGATGAAGCAAGTCTATGTAGAAGTTGGCGCGATGATTGTACTCATGGCGTTGTTATTTGTTTTCAATCTAAGCTCCGCAGCTCCCATGG